GCTCCGGCTGTAGCTGTGAACTTAGTAGTTCCTGCAACCGTACCAGCGGCAACAGTAGATGTCAGCGTATCAGCGGCTGATTTTGGAGTATCTGTCGGCTTGCCGTTCATGTGGACTTCAAAGCTTATTTCTTTCTTGGCTCCTGCATCACCGCCGCCAATGTCAATATTTGCAATTGTACAAGGGCCGGACATTTTTGAACCGTCAGCATCGGTATAGCGGAAAGTGGTGTTACGGGCCGATCCAAGAGTGTTTTGGATTCCAGCAATGTAATCCTGTGCTGCATCGCCAAGCTCACGGTGTCCAGAAAAGCTGATAACTTTCTGCGCGCCAATTACGGTAGAAGTACCGTATCCGTCATCGTCCAGATATGCGGTCTGGTCAATGTTTTCATTGTTCGAAGGATCAGCACTTGAAAGACCAGAACCCAACCGCGCCCATGTTTCGCTGGCTGCGTTCGGAGTAATGTCAATCTCGAACAGATCCATGTAGTTTAAGGCAAAACTCATATTATGCCCTCCTTACAAAGTATTCCAGCCGGAACGCGGCTGTATATATGTACTCTAGTTTTTCAGTCTTGCTTACAAAACTAGGTGTACTTACTGGTTCAATTTTCACACGTGTAACTTCTGTAATATTTGTTTCACCTGGTAAATCCAAAGCGGTAATAATATCACCAAGCTGTGCGAGTGCTTTTTGCATGTCGGTACTTTTTGCGTAATACGAAAAATTAAAGGATCCTGCTCGACTTCCATCCATGTACCGATTATCAACTGCATTTGCAGGATCACGTCGGCAGATTATTTCCTCAGTACCGACACCTGGAAATACATCTTGAAATATTGTTGAGTATGGTGTCAGTTTAGTTAGTAAATACGCTGTAACGTCAGCGATTATATCCATCTTGCGCCACCTTTACCCATTCTTTCTTGTATTGAGATTTCGCAACCTCAAACCATTTCATCTGAGCCCGCGGGTTTTTATCTTTACTCTTGTTCGGCGCTTCGTAGTACTGCTTTCGCGCATACGGAACATCCCAAACAAGTACACCGGTCCCAGGAGTTGATCCTGTTATAACAGAATCTTGCAAAGTCCCAACATCCTCAGGAGCAAACAGATTACTATCTGCCATAACACGCTGGTCAAGCAAAGCCTGTGCCACGTCAATCCGCCTCCCAAGACGGGAAACAAGCTTTTTTTCGTCTAGTTCAACTGTCATGTCAAACTCACTTCGTAATGGTGCGCTGCGGCGTCGTCACCAAACAAATCATCGCATGTACGGACTACCAAGTCATAAGCTCCAAATACCACGCGGTCAAGCTGGTCAAAAGTCGCTGTCGTCGGCAGTGAGTTCACGCAATCAAAAAACATCACCATCCGGTCATTCTTTTGTTCGCCAAGCGCAGTAAGCGCGGTCTGCTTAGTTGGTTCGAGTCTGACGTATTGCAGTGTAACACCGGATGCGTATGTAGGCTTTCCGTACTGGTCAACGCCTGTTCGTTTGTACAATGTCGCTGTGTGCGGTAGCAACCGTCGCGGTATTGGCTGGCTCAAAGAATACTCCCATGATAGGTGTAGTCCACTCGATCAATTGACCGGTTCATAACTCCGGCCATCTCTAGGTACTGCAAAGCCCTTGGAGCAAAAGCCCCGGCCTTGTTAGCAGCGACACCGGAACGGCTAAACCGCCCGATTGATTCGCTTGCGCTGTCTGAATTGTTGTACGTCTCGCCATTCATGACGTAATATTCAATCTGCGCACAAATAGCTTTCTTGACGTACTCTTGTTGGCTGGCTGTCAAATCATCGTACACGAACTGACCTAGAGCGTAGATGTCATCCTCTGCCCGCAGATTCCACTTGTTGAAAGTAGCGGTTTCAAGAGGGCTACCGAAATAAGTAGACTCATAGTACAGTTCTGTAACAATCATTATTCAACTACCTTCCAGCCAAGTTCTAGGTAATTTTCAACCTGTGACTCAGGACGGAAAATTGTTACTCCGCCCTTGTTTAGCTTTACGCTTTCGCCGGATTCTTTCGGCTTGCGGCCACGCTTTGGCTGTTCCTGTTCTATTCCTTCGTAATCCATTATCAATCCTTTCCTAGAAGGCCAGCCGGACTAATCCGGCCAGCCAAGGGGAGGTTAAGACTTAATATCAGCAGACTGGAGTTCGTAGTTGGTAAACTTAACGATACGTCCAGCAGCGTCGACTTCGTAAGCAGACAAGAACTGTCCAGCGGTAGCGGTAGCGATGTCAGTACCAGAGGTATAGGCAGTTGTTCCGCTCGGAATGGTGTTAAGGTACTCGGTATTGGCAGCTGCTGTCAGCTTGTATGCCAGAGTATTTCCTGAACCAGCGGTAGCGGTAAACTTAGTACCAGCGGCAGCACCAGCGGCAACAGTGATAGACAAAGCAGGCGCGGCAGTTTCCAGATAGGAAACATAAACACCGGAAAGCTTGTTATCAGGAATCCACAACGTATGGTATTTGCGATAGTCAATCTTCCAAGCGTTTCCAGCCTGGTTTGTCATCGGATCAAATACGCGAGGTACATCCTGTTTGACTACAGCGATAACAGCCCGGCGAGCCATGATTACCCAGTTCAGGTTCATGGCGTTTGAAGCTGCGGTAAAACCATCAGTCGCGCTGAAAGTAAATGCAGACTTAAAGCGAGCAGAAGGAACACGGACAATCGGGATACCATCAAGTGACTTTACCTTAGCAAAAATAGTACCAGGCATAAAGTCTATAACGCTTAGGCTATGCTCAATTGCGTCGGCCTGGTCAAGGATATTCGCAGCGCTATAGCTCATGGCAATTACTAGCGGTTCAGACTCGCCAACAATGTCCTGCATTGTAGCAATGTCATTTTTAAGCTGGCCAAAAACAGTACCAACAACCGGAGTATAAGCGCCGGTTTTAAGCGCTGCGTTTGCTAGGCTAAAAATCTTGCTATAGCGGTAAGCGTCAACTTCCGGGACAACTTTGGTGCGCTGGAACTGGCTCATAGTGTTAGAGGCAGTGGCGACAAAGTTGGATTCATCAACGTCCATAGCGTCAAGGCTGAACGACTGGCCGCGATCCTTGTCGAATGTGTGTGTTTCCCATTCAAGTGTAACAGCGCCAGAAGTTGGATAACCGGTTGAGCGAGAATAGTCTCCCAGGCCGGTCATACTGATTTTGGGCAGTCGAACGGTATTGCCACCGTTATACTGTACGGCTCCGGCGTTTGCTTCCATCCAGCCGGTAGTCATCTCTTGGATCATCTGCTCATCCAGTACTTTCTGGAATATTTGAGCATACGCAATGGTATTAGCTGCCATATTGCGCTCCTTTCAAGTGTTTTATGGAGCGCATAAAAAAAAGATACTCGCGCCCCAAAGATTCAAAAGAAAAATTGCTTTTCCCCTTGGCTTTAGGTGCAAGTACCTTTCCCCCAGGTTTTGCAGACCTGGTAACTGTCATCTGAAAGTGTATCGCAGAATCAAATACTTGTCAAGCTAGCCCTGCGGCTTTTCTTGCTTCTGCCAGCATCTTGTCAATGTCGCTGGTTGCCTGGTTGTTTGTCTTTCCACCAAGTGATGGAGCTTGTGCCTGTGGTTGTCCTTTCAGTTCCGGGATTTCGGCAAGTACCGCGCTGATCTTGTCCTGGATAGTCTCGCCATCGTATGCCATAGCAAGCTTTACCACTTTGTCAGCCTTGTCAACAGGAACACCTGCAGCTATAGCGGCAAACTTGGCTTCTGCTGCGTTGGCCTTTGCTTCTGCTTCTGTCTTGGCGGCTTCTGTCTTCGCGCTCTTTGCGTCCTGGACTCCAAGGTCTTTGAGGATCTTCTCAACCGCGTTCTTTGACTCCTTTGCAATCAGGTTGTTTACGTCCTCTTGAGAAAAAGTCTTTTGCGATTCTGGCTTTTGCTCAGCTACACCTTGCCCGGCGTCCTGTTGTGCCGGTTCATCTGCCATTAAACGATATTTCATTCCTTCCCCCTTAAAACTCTGATACTTCTATGGACGATCCTGTAGTTATTCCCAGTGTACCGGCTGTTTTTGATGCAACAATATAAAGCTGATCACCAAACCACATATCTACCGGAGCCATGACTGAAACTGTCTGTAGACCATCCCCGCCAGCGAAAGCCGTTTGCGACAAATAAGTGTCTATAAGCGTAAAAGTGCTTGTTGCATAATTATATTTTGCAAATCCAATAGTTGCCTCACCAAGCGATCCGGATTTTTCGATTACAGCGTTTAGCTTACAACTAAACTTACGCGGGATTAAACTTGTGTACTGGATTCCTTGTATCGTGCCGCGTGTTATAGCCGCAAATCTGCTTGTAGAATCTGTCTGTATACTTTCTCCGATCAAAGCAGATTCAACGTCAACAAAATTTGCAGCTGTTATGCTATCTGTATCGTACCAGTACCCAGTAGCGTACCGTCGCACGTTGTAAACCTGGATAATGTCCCAATGGTCTACATTCCATGTGTGCGAGTG